CTTCTTTTTTAGAAAGCATATTTGCATAAACATAAACTATGTCGTTTAACGTAAATCCTTTTAAAAACAATTCTTTTAAATATGCCTCGTGTTGTTTATTTCTGTTGTTTCCTCTAACACACCAAGCGCGATCATATTGTCCAATTCCTACGTATAAAATTTCTTTTGTTTCAGGATCAATATGATGATATACATAAAAAGGTATTGTATTATTCATCTAGGTCTCTTTCTAAGTCTTCAAAACGGTCTTCAATTTTATCAGCAAATCTCTCTATAAGTTCTTCTGACGTTATGTCTAGCACCTCCAATAAAGTTATTTCATCAAGTGTCGCCATCCTTTCCATAATATCCCGCAGTGTTAAAGACATCCCTTACCCCTGTAAAATAGTTTCATATAATTCACAACTTTCTGCACAACCACTGTTTTCATCTGCGTCGAACAACTGAATCTGACGCTGATTAGTAAACTTTACTTCCTTCCATTCGTTACGAAGCATCTCTGTAGACTTCTTTCCTCTGAAGAAGTATTGGGGATTTCCGTCACCATCTGTTCTAACTGTGCTATAAAGTTTCTCCATGCGATCTGGAAAATCGTACCAGTCATAATTTTCTTCTAAATTTTTATAATGCTTACTAGTAGTTTTTTTCCAGCACCATTTACAGTTTCCTTGATGTTCTTTGATTTCAAGCGTAAATGACATATCTTCCCAAAAGTCATTAACATCTATTTTATCAGAAGGAAACCAATCAATCAACGGATAAACTATTTTATTGTCGGTTGCTGTTTTAGATACTCGTCTAGTCTCGTCTGTTCTGATTCCAATAGCGGTTTCATAGTCTTTACCCCAACCAAGAACATTTCTAATGTAATAGTGCATTGGATCTGTTTTTAGCCGCGCTGTACACTGCGGAGAAATCATATTTGGGATGCCGTACTTTTTAATTGCATTTTCAAATGGCTCACCGTTTCTGCTTGCGGTTTCAAAAGTAACTATTTTAGGACGAATTCCAGTTCCTTTTTCGTGTGTTACTTCGGCCTCAATCCAGACGGTGTTAAATCCCAGGTGTTTATCGCATTGATTGACGAAATCTAATGTTTTATCGTGCTCTTGGCCTGTATTAGCAAACACTACAACTATTTCGTCGTATTCATCTTTTTTGGGACTAGATAAAATCTTATGCGTCATATATGCGCTTGTTTTACCGCCGCTAAAACTGATGAATAGTCTTTTCATTTAAAAGTTCTTTAATACAGTTGTTACTTATAATAAATTTCTTTGATACGATCGTAATTAGCAATTGCAAACTCTAAGTAATGCTTTGCCTTCTCCAAGTCCTCAACGCCATTCTTACGTGCATGGCGCTGTACGTATTTTACCACATTGCACAGCCACGGATCTAACTTCCACTCCATGAAGACATCCCACGGCTGGATGCCGACCTGATAGTGGCTACCGCCGACTTGTTTGCTGGCGATGTAGTCGCCCAATGTTTTATGCTGCTGTGACACTGGCGTGCTCCTTTATTGCTTTGGTGGATTTGGACCAACTTCCGCAACTCGTGCATTGGAATCTTTGGAAGGTTCCTGTGGTTGTGTAGGAGAATCCTCGCTTTTGCAGACTATGGTTTCCACAGTTGGGGCAACCTGCACCTCCGTAGAGGTTATGATTAGGATGAGATTTAATCCAAGGGAGCAAACGATCATAGACTTTCTCCAGTAAAACAACGTCCTGCTTGTTATACTTCTCCATAACCTTCCAGGCGGAAGGGTCTTTGTTCATGCACTTGACCCACAACTGATATCCTTCATGCGATGTCTTGGAGCCAAGATCAAGGCGCTGTGCCACATAGTCTAATTTGTTGCTAGGAAAGCGAAACTCTTTGCGAACCACTCGCAGCAGGTCCACTTGCTTGTAAGGCGCTGGTGGCGCTAAATGATGCAGCAGAAACTCTTTATTGAGAATCGGCATATCGAAGCGACTGCCGTTGTAATGCACAACAGCATCGGCCTCAGAGATAAGGTCGTGAATACGCTGCAGCATTACTTTAGGCTTGTTGGTTTTGTAAACCGAATCAAACATCACTTCTTTCTTGCCGTGCCACTTTGCTGCCCAACACATCACGTAGGACGAATCAATGATGCGCTCTGGCTGGATATACTGATCCTTCAAAGCCCATACGTGAGCCGTCATAGGTGACGTTTCGATGTCCAGCATTAGCAGTTTCATTGTGCGTCCTTGTCCTTGTTGTCAAGAATACTGTCAATGTCGTCTTTTTCTTTTTTACTTAAAGAATTAAGATACGTATTAAGTTCTCCCATTGCTTCATCCCACTCAGGAGTACCTACTTTTGCTACTCCAACAATGTCGTCTTCTTCGGTAGTAAAAGTCTCAAATCCACAGTCGATATTCATTCCGTAGTTATCCTGAACTTGGATTTTATCTATTACACCGACGTAACCAGTGCTCTCTAAAAACTTTGCAAACTGATACAGCACCGGAACCCATGTGGTAGTGTCATCAAATTCGTGAGTTGTTTTAATTGTGGTGGTATGAGGCCAGTTGTCGTTATCACCAACATACTCAATATCTTCATAAAAAAATTTAAACGTCTTCATTTACTCTCCTCAATAGGTTAAAGAAATACACACAGTCTACCACAACCAGGGGCTTATCTCGGTTTTGCTTGATGACGAGAACTGGCTCGTATCCTTTGGCGTTGTCCTTTGCTTGCTGATAGTGTCCGTAAACTGAGATGCTTGCTCTTGACTTGCATTCCACACTGATTGGTAACTTCCGTCTGGCTGCTGGACTAAGTAGCAAGTCTTCCCCTGACACGCCCATGCTAACTGAACGAACATCATCAGGCTCCAGATCGAACTTTGCTATTATTAAGTCTCTTACGGCCTGCTGAAGAACTCGGCCTTTTGCTTTCGCTGAAGACGGCTTCAATGTTGACTTCCTTTCTGTTTTTAATCCATTGTTTCGGGATGTGCATACGTGCGTTGCTGGAGTCCATGCTGACGGTACTAGCGATGCAGATTGCTTCCGCGTTTTCATCGACGACATAGCCGATGGTAAAGCAGTTGTGTACCTCCGCTTTGACTTTTTCGTTCCATTCCACATCTGCTACAGCGTCCACCCATTCGACATAGATTATCGGGGCTTTCTCCAGACCTGATTTGGCTTTCTTCGAATCCATAGTAAACTCGCTTGCTCCGTTAAATAGTCTTCATCGTTGTCATAAGCCTTTAATACTGCTTCGTATAAGGCGTCCTCAGTCTTACAGCCTTTTAAAATCTTCTCTGCCTTCTTTGGGCCGATTCCGTGCAATCCTGGTATGTTGTCTACACGATCGCCGGTCAGGACTTGTGTGTAGAAAGCATACATCGTATCGTCTTCATCAACCCAGAACTTCTGATTTCGCTTCATATTGTAGTGCCATCCACGGATCATGTTCAAGTCTTTGTCCGTGGTGCAAATCACGTACTCTTCTGGCTCTAGCGAATATGCTGCTATACCGATTGCGTCATCAGCCTCTTGAAACTGCTCTACCGGAAAGGCCCAAGCAGAATTAAGATAATCACGCAATAGGTCTAAATGCTTCGGTTTCTCGCCTGTTCTGTTGCCTTTGTAGGGCTTGGTCTTCGCTATCTGGATGCGGAAGTTCTGGTAGCCGGTGAGCCATCCTTCAGCATCATCGCAGCCAGCATGAACGTAGACCAATTCCTCAAGATATTCAGAGCACTTGCTGAGGGCTGTTTTGTCGTCATACTCTTCGCAACCAGCAGCGATAGTGTAGGCAACAATGTCGCCATCAACAAGTGCGATCATTGATTATACCTTAGCGATAGAGTAACCGAGTTGTCCGTGATTACGGCTCAGTCCTTTAGCACGAAGGTATTTACGCAGTGCATTGCGAGCCTTTTCATAGTTGCTCAGGCCAGCAAAGACTTTGAGAGACATTTTTTTACCATTGAATCGAACGACGTACATAATTATCCTTTCGGTTATGTTTACAGAACTTCTTCGGCTTCCGCAGATGCTTCAGGCGCATCGTAGGCAACCAGGTTATCAACTACCAACTTAGTCAAGGACGCAGAAGTACCTTTCTTGTTCTTAAACGTCCACGAATAAGCACCAACTACAGCGGTTGCTGTAGATCCGTTACCAATAGCAACATTGTTCAAATCGTTGCCACTAGCGTCGAATACTTTCATCGGCACAGTGCTCTTGCAAGTGATGTAGAAGCCTTTCTCTGGCTTGTCTTCACGCTTACGCACTTCAAGGCCAAGTCCTTCTAATGCCTGAACAGCATTGTCAGACAGATTACACAAATCTAATTGAAACTTGCCTGACATATCGTTAGGCTTGTTATGGAAGCACCACATCACTGTGGCTTTGATCTTCACTGGTTTTGCTAGGTCGTTCATTTAATTATCTCCTTTAAGGTTAATGAACACTGTCGTTGGACTTCTTTTGCTGCTCTGTAGCAACTAGTATAGCAGCAGTTTCCAGAATGTCAAGTATTTCTTCGTAGTCGCCAGACAAGTCCATAGAATACGCCACATGGACCTCGTTGCCGATCACGGCGATCATAATTGCCGATTCAGGATCTTCAAATTCTTTACTTAGTTCTTTTTTCATAATCTAAAATACTTTCTGATATTATTTGTGCTATTTGAGGAACGATGGCGTTTCCAAGTTGTTTAATTCTGTCCATTCCTCTGGATAGCCCATTAGCCATTCGTACATCTTTGGGCTCACCACTCCACCTGGGCCACCTGCCATTTTTGATAGTAATTGACAACCTCGGTGTTTCATCATAGACGGAGCCAGTTGATTGCCCATTGTTGTTGGGGTAGGCAATAATCCAGATTCTGTCCCTGCGGTGAGGCGCACCAACGGCTGAAGCGGGTATACAATGCCATTCCGCATCGTACCCGATCTCAAAGAGCGACCTGAGCACTTGATCCAATCCTCTAGATCGAAGCATTGAAACATTTTCGGCAATGACCCACTTTGGTCTCGTTTCTTTGATGAGCCTGTGGAACTCAAACCATAGTCCTGAGCGCTTTCCATAAAGACCTGCTCCTTTTCCTGCAAGGCTGATGTCTTGACATGGGAATCCTCCGGTAATAATGTCAACTGCTCCAATGTCAGATCCTTTCAATGTTTTGACATTATCATAAATTGGTACAGAAGGCCAATGCTTTTTCAATACTTTTTGTGCTGCTTTATCTATTTCGCAAAAACCAATAGTCTCATAAGAACCGGCCCACTGAAGTCCTAAAGCAAAGCCGCCAAT